TGAGAAGCTCCTGCCAATGCCTATCGGGCGACTTAGCAGCACCAGAGAGAACGGAATGAACTTTACCAGGGTGAACAGTGACGACTCTTTCGAGCGTCCCCCTTAAGTCATTCCATTCGAACAGTGCGCTGTTGACAGTCGCGTAGATAGGAGAAAGCGGAGATTTTGACATCTCAGGTTCCCCATTACAGCACTCGACGGACGATTTCCACCTTTCCTCTATCCCCTGAAGACCGATCGCCACGATGTCATCCCCATTGAACCCCCCTTTATCCCATGAACTAACGAACTCGATGAATTTTTTTGAGTCAACGATCCTATTGGCATATTCTAAGTCTCCATGCGCGTCCATAATTATGGCCAATGACGTTGCACAGAGAACTGGGAATGAAGGATCCGAGCCCATATTAATTCCACCTTGTTGAGTTACGAAATGTTCACAGCGGAAGGGTTGATGACATCCACAACACACGATTTTTTCCACCTCTAGCCCTGCCCTCTTGTAATATCTCGCTTGGTACGAATATCCACGTAAGAGGTCCTCTTCTTCATTATCGAGATTGAATTGCGACACCAGCTCATCACAGGCAATTTTCATGATTTGCCCGTTGAGTAGGTCTGTCGCAGACTTCAAGTCCCCGGAAACGAAGAGTTGGTCCCCTTCTAAAGACTGGATATATGGCGAGACGTCTACAACCCACTCCTCAATTTCTCTCCCGAATATTGACGACTTAAACCGTCGAATCCTCTTGCCCATTAGATCATTAAAGGCATGAAATTTATCACAGGCGGCGGAACTAATTGTTACCGTTCGGTACTTGCCACCTGTGTAGATAATTTTCGGGATGACGGCTCTAGCGTCGGGAAAGAAAGTGTCAGAGGATTCATAGTGGAAAGCCCTCTTCCCTCCTTCCATAGAAGTCGATTCGATACACGACTTTGGTGAAGTTAGAGGAGGCAGCTTGTCCCACGAGAATTCCTTGGGTTTTCGACAAAGGTAGGAGAAGAGGCGGGTAAAGAACGTGATGAAGCGGCGGGGAAGTGGACGCGGGGGCGTTGTCATTGTCTTAAGGTATTCGTTTAGGTCTGGCGGTTGAAGAGGATTACCAGGTGCATAGACCTTCTTCCCCATGTACAGGGAGAATGCAATTGCCACTTGGTTTTCTTCCGGAACCCCAATACCAGGATAAACGAAACGATGAGACGCTTTTTTTCTAGATGACCCCAAACACTCTTCAAGTGCGTCATTTGCTATCTTCTTGCTG